AAGTTTGCTGATATAAGTGACACTATCTACATTGACATTCATGCTTGTCGTTCATCAACAGTGATTGTATATGAGAAGGGTGATGAATTTTATGATGTATATTTGAACAACATTTCAATTGAAGAGATTGGAGATGATTGTTTAGGAGGCGGCGAATATCTATGGCAAACCAATAAACTTATCAATCGTTATTCACTTGCTTAATTAACAATGACACAACACACATGTTCTGGTGCCTGGATTGATTCCAAAGGTCGTAGGCATAACTTTGAGATTGAATCTGATCGTGCTGAAAGATCATATATCACGGAACTTGTAGAAGCAATGTATCCAGCAGAAAAAGTAATTATTAATAGTGTACGCCCTAATTACTAATGATTATTGTTAGTAACCTTGAAATGTCCCCTATAGTATGAGAGACAATCGCACCATGATTCAAGACGATAACATCAAAGCAAAATCCATTCTAAATCAAATTCAAGGATGTAAAGTTGCTGATGATAACAACAATCGATATGAGGTTGTTGATGTTAAAGTTTTCAATGGTACAGTTTCATTCATTGGATTGAAAGATTCTGATGGCGTTATCAAGTATGCCAGTGAGAATTGTTATATGTCAATGGCAGATGTTGCTTGATAGATTATTAGTAACCTCTAAATGTCCCCTATAGTATAAGCAACCAATCAATCATGACTTCAACTTTTCAAACCACAACAACCGATGAAACTTACAACGGTTGGACTAATTACGAAACCTGGAATGTAGCACTCTGGATTGGTAATGATGAACCATTATATCGTGCTGCTCGTGGTTGCTATTCCTATCAAGATTTCTTGAATCGTTATACTGATGAAGGAGATATGACGCCCGATGGTGTTAAATGGAATGATGTTAATCTCAACCTAGTTGAACTTGACGAAATGATTGATGAACTGTAAACTACAACAAAGAAGAAACTATTATGTCACAACTATTCACTGAAGCACTTGAATCCTTACCCCAATTTGTATCAGAAATGAATCCAGATTGGGAGATGGTTTATGATTACATGACAGAACAAATGTCCATTGATGATCTTACACCAGAACAAATCCTTAAGGTAACTGATGTTTATGATGAATACATGGGTTATAACGATGGACAGTAATCCTTAAGCATTATTGTTAGTAACCTCTAAATGTCCCCTATAGTATAAGCATCACTCAAACTCAAATGCGTAAGATTGAATCCCAAATGTGTTCCGCTATTCAGTCAAACAAGAACTGGAGTTCAGGCAATACAAGTGTTATCACTGATGAGAATAACATCTCTACAGTATATCTTCACGGAAACAAGATCGCTGAAATTGATGAAGATAGCATGACAATCTATGATGGAGGTTATCAATCAACTACAACTAAATCAAGACTCAATGCACTATGTGATTATTTCTGTGTAGAGGGTGAATGTGTTTATCAGAAGAACTTCAAATGGTATGTTGATAAACTCGTAGGAATGGCAGGACAAAGTAAAGTCTTCAACACCTACGAATTCACCAATGGTTTCATCTTCGCGTAACCAATCATGAGACTTATCTTACTCGCTCTCTTCACTATTCTAGGAGCAAACTTATTCATTGATTTGATGGATTCTAACCTTAAGAATATCATTGAAGAACGCAACGAAACTATCAACCGAATGATCCAATCATGATTGTAACACAAACCACTGACAACATCTCACAAAAGGATGAACTCATTGACGCATATGTGACAAGAGTTATTGATGGTCTAGATCTAGATGATTGCCTTGCTATTCTACATGATTACATGACCAAATCATATGAGGAATATACACTGGAAGAGATCAAAGAAGAGGTGACTGAGTATTTCCCTGAACTCCTAAATTAACCCCTTGATTATAAGCATAAATACCATGTTTTTATGTTAAAATCAATTAAAAAGGTATTAATAAATGTATATGAGTGTTTTGTTAGTTTTTAACAACCCTGTGGATAAGTGCTTGTTATATGTGGTTAATACCTGTTAATCTGTGGAAAAGGTATCATTTAATCCCTTCTAAATGTTCATTCTTATAGTGATGTTAGCGAGCAGTCTATCAGAAACTCTCCCAAATGTCAAGACCCTATGTAACACTCCCACAGACCCACATAATTTTCTTGACATATACTTTGAAACATGGTATTATTGTTAGTAACCTCTAAAGGTCTTCTATAGTGTAAGCACACAACACGCAATGAGTTCCTATCAACAACTCTGTGAACTGATTGATACAGTGAAAGCAGAAGGACACCAAAAGGTAACAGTAACTGTGCTGCCTTCAGGTGTTAAGCGCAAGCGCAAATCTCTGCTGTGATTCACATTAACTGATAGTCCTAGTGATGACTTTAAACCCACTACATTTCACACTAAATCACTTTTATTATGTCACGCGAAGTTCTTCTCGGTATGCTCTCACAGGGTAACACTGGCGACGAAATCCTTGCGATTCTTGATGCTATCTCCGAGGATGTGAATAACACACAGGAGGCAGAGATTCAGTTCTAATGTAATACTTTGTGGGGGACAGTGCTTGACACATAGTCCCCCATATGTTAGACTGACAGTATTGTGAATTCGACAGTGATTGGGCGTCTTATGTGTTGCCGAGCGGCGGGCGTAGCGGGTATAAGGGTTAAGGTTATAAGGTAAGGCGACCCCCCCCCTAATAATATTTCGACTTTGTGTAACCTACAAAAGTATATTCCCGACTTCTATATAATTCGCAAATAAAAATTTCCCCAGAAAAAATTATGCCCGAAAAGGTTTTTCATGTATATGCGAAAGAGGAATGTTTATATAATAATCTAACGGAAGAACAGTTTAAGAATACTTGGAATGCCCTCAATGGAATGGTTGGTTTACTACACACCGACTATGATGTTGAGGATTTATCGTATGAGGAAGTAGAGACAACCGCCCATATAGCAGAGGAGTCATCCTATTGACATCGCATAGATACCACGTTATAATTGAATTGAGTTACTCAGACTTATGGCAAAAGGATTTACAGTAAAAGCAAAGACACCTGTGAAGGCGTCAGTAGAGAATACAGAGAAAGCAGACTGGGACTACACAGCAATTAAGGAGAGAATGCGTGGAAAAGCGATTGTCTTCTGTTTACCTGGGAGGGGATGTTCATATGCTTTTATGAAGAACTTTGTTCAATTGTGTTTTGACTTGGTTCAGAATGGAATGAGCATTCAGATTTCACAAGACTATAGTTCTATGGTGAACTTTGCTCGTTGTAAGTGTTTGGGTGCGAATGTATTGCGCGGACCTGATCAGTTGCCGTGGGATGGTAATTTGAAGTATGATTATCAGTTATGGATTGATAGTGATATTATCTTTACATCAGAGAAGTTCTGGCAATTGTGTGATATGGCAATTACTGAAGATGGTACAGAACGTCAGATTGTATCTGGATGGTACAGTACAGAGGATGGACGTACAACAAGTGTTGCTCATTGGTTAGATGAGGATGACTTCCGTAATAATGGTGGTGTCATGAATCATGAGATGGTTGATGGTATCAGTAAGCGTAAGAAACCATTTACTGTTGACTACACAGGATTTGGATGGGTAATGATTCAGAATGGAGTCTTTGAGAGTGCTGCGATGAAGTATCCATGGTTTGCTCCAAAGATGCAAGTATTTGAATCAGGTGCCGTACAAGACATGTGTGGAGAGGATGTATCATTCTGTTTAGATGCGATCGAAGCAGGATATGAGATTTGGTGTGATCCACGTATTCGTGTAGGACATGAGAAGATGCGAGTAATTTGATGTCATTATTATTTGTTATAATCTTTATAGGATTACTGACAAGTGGTATGATGATGGTTGGTAACAAAATGGCAATTACAAGGAGAATCGATGGCGAAAATTAAGACAGGCAAATTCGGTCAGCAGATGATTGATAGTCAACCCAAGAATACCCGTCAGGGTCAGGGGAAGAATACAAAATACTCTGCGACCAGTGGCAATAATGCCAAGAAGCGTTATCGTGGTCAAGGACGGTAGTGTCTTATAACAAAACACTTTACACCTATCTCGCTCCCAGTACAGTCTGTGAGGGAGTGGGTGTTTTTTCTTTAGTATTCATACCAGTTGATACATGTATCTTTGTGCCCAAAAACCGCGAGAAAATCGCTTTTCATGATGTAAGTAAAGAGATAGGGGTTGCGATGCGAAACCTAACATACTATGATAGTGAAGGGTTTTGGGTTGATGATGATTTAGATCGTATTGGTCCACAGTATTATATCAATCATTCAATAAATCCAAATGTATCTTATAATAAGGACACGGGATGTCTTTATGCGATAAAAGATATTTCACCAAATAAAGAATTACTTGATTACTATTTCCCAGAGGAACGAGAATGGCCTATTTAAATCACAGTTTACCAGATTGGTCTTGTTATATTCGTAATGAGTTTCTTTATAATCATAAGAAAGGTCAGGGTGAGGTAACTCGTTGTGATGTTCATTCTGTAGCGAGTATAGAAAAACGGACGCCTCTGTTTGAAGCATTTCTGGAGAATGGTGTCAATTGGACACGAAGACCTTTACATGCTTTTTGTTGGAAGTCTGATGCGGCAATAGAACCGTTAGAGGATATAATGTACTGGGACTGCTTTTCGCCTTATGTGGACGTACAGAGACGCCATAGATTAGCAGGATTAAATGCGGAACTCATTCGTCCTGATGGGAAGAAAAGAGTAGGAACTTATATGTTCACATTAGATTGGTCATGGGAGAATAAAGGTATGCCTGATCTTAATTTTTCAGAGACACCAGAACATAAGTGTGCTCATTTGTTTAAAATGGAGAATGGTAATTATTATGCCTATCCAAACAATCGTATTATCTGGTATGATGATGCCTGGACATTTGAAAGGATTAGTCAGAATCCTGGATATGAGATTGATCTAACTGTATATTCAGTTGAAAACAAACGTAAGATTGAGACATCAGATCACTTCATGTATGAGGTTACACACCTAGATAATGAAATACCAGATCGGATTCCAGGATTATGAGTGAAGATAACCTCTTAAGAGAAATTGCTAATGACAATCAAACTCCAAGAAATAAGAGAAAGGTAAACCGAGATGGACTCTTTGAAACAAGCGATTGTTCTGATCCTGATCATATCTGTACTTGTGGTACTCAACAGGTAACACTTACTGAAGATTAGTGTTCTAAATAAGGTAGAATTCTTGTATCAGTTTGTCAGTTCAGGAAAGGAGATCGAAAGGTTTCAAGGACATTAGTGCTACGTTCAAGATTAATCCTATCACTAGTGATTTGATTGGTCTTGTTAATTATAATGCGATAGCACGATCGGTTCGTAATTTAATTCTAACCGTGCCTGGTGAAAGACCTTTTAATCCAGTTCTTGGATCTGGCGTGAATGCCTTATTATTCAATCAACTTGATAATATCACATCAAGTAGCATTAAGACTGAAATTATTACAACACTTGAAAATTTTGAACCACGAATAGAATTAAATAATGTAATTGTTGCTCCAAACGCAGAACAACATAGATTTGATGTTACAATTCAATATTATATTGTTGGTATTCCACTGGATGTACAAGAAATTCAGATAGCATTAGTCCCGACTAGGTAAGATGCCACTAGTAAACTTCAGCAACCTAGACTTCGACCAGATTAAAACGTCCATCAAGGACTATATTCGTGCGAACTCTAATTTCACCGATTATGATTTTGAGGGATCTAACCTCTCCACAATCATTGATACGTTAGCATATAACACGTATCTCACTTCGTATAACACCAACATGGTGACGAATGAGATATTCATTGATAGTGCGACCTTGAGAGAGAACGTTGTATCTCTAGCAAGAAATATTGGATACCTTCCGCGTTCAAGAAGAGCAGCGAGAGTATCCGCATCATTTACGGTATCTAATCTTACTGACATTCCTTCTGTTACTTTGAAGAAAGGATTAGTCGCTGTTACCTCTCAACGTTTTGGTAACTCTGATTTTGTATTTTCAATTCCAGAAGATATTACTGTACCGGTAAATTCAAAAGGTGTAGCACAATTCTTTGATATTGTTCTGTATGAAGGTTCATACCTAGAGCAGTCATTTACTGTCAATTCAAGAAATCCAGACCAGAAATTTATACTACCCAATACTGGTGTAGATACGACTACTATTAATGTAACTGTTAATGAGTCTAGTACATCAACTATTAAGAGCACATACAAACTTTATAATAGTTTGATTGATGTCGGACCAGAAACTCGCGTTTACTTTATTCAAGAGATTGATGGTGAGCGATATGAACTCCTATTCGGTGATGGCATCATTGCGAAAAAGTTAGAAGAACCTAATGAAGTTAATATTGGTTATATTGTATCAAGTGGTTCAAATGGAAATAGCATATCAAACATAACCTTTGCTGGTTCTCTTGTCACTAATAATGGAACACCAGTTACACAAGGATTATCATTCATTACTATAGACGGAGCATCTTTTGGTGGATCCCCGATTGAATCAATTGACTCAATTAAAAAATATGGTCCACAAGTTTATGCTTCGCAAAACAGAGCAGTTACTGCTGCTGACTATGAGGCACTAATTCCGAGAATATATCCTGAAGCAGAATCTGTTTCAGCATATGGTGGTGAGGAGTTGAACCCACCACAGTATGGAAAGGTATTCATTAGCATCAAACCAGTTAATGGTGTTTTTCTTTCTAATTGTCTCAAGGATAATCTTTCTTCTGAACTTGCGAAGTATAAAGTAGCAGGTATTAAGATTGATGTTATTGATCTATCCTATTTGTTCATTGAACCATCGTCTAACGTTTATTATAACAGCAACCTGACTCCAACTACCCTAGGCGGAAATGATGGCACTGGAATGGTTTCTAGTCCTGTTAGAGACGATGCTCTAAAGGCAATTGGAAATTATGCTAACTCAACTGAATTAAATAAATTTGGTGGACGCTTTAAGTATAGTAAGTATCAGTGTGTCATTGATAAGTCTAATTCTGCGATTACATCAAACATCACTAATATTCAGATTAGAAGAGATTTGGAACCAAAACTAAATCAGTTTGCTGAATATGAACTTTGCTATGGCAATAGATTCCGTCTCAAGAATCATTGCCGTACTATCGCAGAAGGTGCAATGGTTGGTTTCAATATCAGATCCTCTGGATTTAAAGTCAGTGGTAGTGCTGATGTTGTATACCTTGGAGATCTACCTAATGCGAATATGGAGACTGGAGAATTATTCCTCTTTAAGTTGAGTTCTCCCAAAAATCCTGTCATCGTTAAAAGAAACGTAGGGGTTATAAATTATAAGATAGGTGAGATTATGTTGAATCCAATAAAGATTATATCTACACAAATTACTAAAGGAACCACACCTGTCATTGAAATCTCTGCGATTCCATATTCAAATGATGTTATTGGTCTTCAAGATCTTTACTTACAATTAGACCTTAATAATACTGTGGTAAATACTGTTATAGATCAGATTGATTCAAAAACAGATGTATCTGGAACCAATTATATTGTGTCTCCGAGTTTTGACGGTAATCAATTAGTTCGTGGAGTACCAGTCTCTATTGATGGAGCAAATGGAGCATCATCTGCTACGACTCCAAGCACAATAGCACAAGTAACGACACCTGGTACTACTTCTCAAGTGACAGGTATTGTTCAACAATCAAGTACATCATACAGTCCAGGATCCACCTCCGGTTATTAATATCAAATGGCACTAGATAGAGTTAAAATTCAGGATATCCTCGCATCTCAGGTTCCTGAGTATGTGAAGGATGATTTTCCTCTGCTTGTAACTTTCCTAGAAGAGTATTATAAATCCCAAGAGATACAAGGTGGTACATTTGATCTGATTCAGAATCTGGATCAATATGTCAAATTAGATGATTTAGTAAATCTGAAGAACAGCACAATTCTTCAGGAAAGTATTGATTTTGCTTCCACAACTATCAAGACTGATGTTGATAGTAATTTTACATATGGATTCCCCGAAGAGAACGGGTTGATTAAAATTGAAGATGAGGTCATCTCTTATGGGTACAAGACCAGTACCACGTTTGAGGACTGTAAGAGGGGGTTCAGTGGCGTTACAGCACTGATTGGACCGGTCCCTGACCAATTGGTGTTTGATAGCACTATTTCGACAATCCATACGAAAGGTGCGAAAATTGAGAATCTCAGTATTCTCTTCCTGCAGGAATTCTTTAAAAAACTCAAAAAACAAATTGTTCCTGGTTTCCAAAATAGACAACTTACGGATGGTTTGGATCAAAGAAACTTTATTCTTGGTTCTAATACTTTTTATAATTCAAAAGGAACAGACGATTCGGTTGAGATTCTATTCAGATTATTATTTGGTAAAGAAGCAGAAATTATCCTTCCAAGTAAGTTCTTGATCAGACCTTCGGATGCTGATTATAGAATTTCAAAAGATTTTATTGTTGAATCATATGCGGGAGATCCACTAAAACTTAGTGGTAAGACTCTGTATCAGCCAATTATTAATTTTGGAAATAAAGGTGGAATTGGTCAAGAAGGACTTGGACGTGGAACTGAAACGACAGGAACTCTATCTGGTATTAACTCAATCAATGGAACACCAGAATTAGATAAGGTCGTTAGAGGATCTGTTTGTGGTGTCGAGAGACTTAACTATGACAAGGGACAATACTATCAAATCAGCGTTGATTATGGATATGATAGAGACACTAATGTAGAAGGTAGTATTTACGGTTCTTTCCAACCTAACCCCAAAACCCAAATTGTAAATTCTGTTGCTATTGGTGCCACTATCATTGATGTTGATTCAACTGTTGGTTTTCCAGATTCTGGAGATTTAAGCGTTATTGATAGAAATAATGATGAATTAAAGATTAGTTATACCTCTAGAAACATCAATCAGTTTATTGGCATATCATCTTCCAATATTACATCTGAAATTCCTGATGAAAATATTGTAAGATTCTTCAATAATGCTTTCGCATTTGTAGGTATTGGAACTGAAGATCAAATCAAAGTAAGAATGACTTCTACTTTGAAAGATCTTAAAATTGGGGATAAAACTAAATCTCTCAACGTTGATGATACAATCACTGTTAAATCTCTTGGTCTGCCGGATACTAATAAAAAGTCAACAAATTGGTTTTATAATTTAAAATCACAGTATGATGTTAATGACATAGAAGCAGTTGATACTTCAGAATCGATCTATAAGGTTACACTTAAAATCGGTCACTTCTTTAAGATTGGTTACAATATCCGACTTGAAAGTAGCAACGGTGCAACTAGAACAGGAAATATCACCAAAGTTAACGGAAAAACTAGTTTTACTATTAAATTAAGTTCAATTATTCCAACATCCGAACTTGATCTTTTCTATACCGTAACAAATCTTATTTTAAAAGGCAATTCGTCTTTTTATCCTCAACTTAATAATAATTACGCCAACGTTCAAGCAGTTTATAATAATTTTAATGATGATCTTATGGTAGCATCTAATTCGCTACCAAGATATGTCAACTCTCAAATTAATCCATATAGTAAAACTGTAAAGTTTTCTGGCAAAGCAGATTCTAATGGTATAATTCAAGTCACCACCTCAATTGATCATGGATTTTATACTGGAGACTCTGTATTCTACAAAGGTAGCGTAGTAAAGAATGTAACCAACACTCCTGATGGATTTCAGATTGTTACAGAAACAGAAAACAAGTTTACCAATATGGAAGAACTTGTATATTTTGTGAAAAGAGTAAGTGGGACAAGAGTTCAACTCGCAAAGAGTAAATCAGACCTGTTCAGTGGAAAGTATATTATACCATCTGGTTCTGTCCAAGATAATCAGTTAATTTATTTTGATTATTATGGCAAAGAGGTTGGTGGTCAATATTTGTATAGAAATTTTGTAAAACCGGATAATCAGTCTGGTATATTTGATACCGCACCAGGATATACCGGTATGTTAGTGAATGGTGTTGAAATTCTTAATTTCAAATCACCAAAATCTGTATATTATGGAAAAATTAATCAAATTAATATTTCAAATGAGGGATCTGGATATGATGTGCTTAATCCTCCGGTTTTAAATATCGTTGATCAAATTGGATCTGGTGCGACAGGAACTTTTTCTGTTAATGGTTCTTTAGAAAGAGTTGATATTGTTGATGTAGGATATGATTATATTGATGCTCCAACTGTAAGAATCACTGGGGGTTTCCCAACGAAAGATGCTGTTGCTGAAGTTAATGTTTCATCGATTAGTCATAATGTAGAATTTAACGCTGGTGCGGGAAGTACTAATCTAAAACTTACTCCAAATAATACAATTGGGTTCTCAACCTTTCATAAATTTAGAGATAACGAAAAGATCATTTATGATACTAGCAGTACGGCTCCTGTAGGTGGTATTTCTACTAATTCTTACTATTATGTGAATGTAGTAGATGGATATACTGTACAACTTCACAATAGTGAGTCAGATGCTATATCTGGTATCAATACAGTTTTACTTACCTCATTCAGTGATAATACACATTCGCTAAATTCATTTGAAAGAAAAAGAACCGTTACAAACGTTGTTGTTACAAATCCAGGAGAAGGTTATAAGAACAATAGAAAGAATATTAATTCTGCTGGAATTATTACGGCATTAAATTGCTTCTCTATTGATGAACATGGGTATTCTACTAAAGATATCATTAGATATACACCTGGCAATATACCTATTAGTGGGTTGTCCTCCCTTACTGATTACATTGTCAAATCTATCAATAGAGATACAATAAAATTATATGAAGTTGGTTCTGGTGGCACTAGTAAGAACTATTACTTCAATAACAACATTGCAGTAAGTATTGCCTCTACAGGAAATGGTTCATTTAATTATGAACCAATCAATATGTCTATTGAAGGCACAGTTGGTGTTAATAGTCTAACTAATCAAGATTTCACCTGTAGAGTAACACCAGTATTCAGAGGTTCTATCACATCTGCCGATATTATCAGCAAAGGTATTGGATATGGATCATCCACAATTGTAAATTTCAATAGACAACCAAAAATTAATATTGAGAGTGGAACCGGTGCTCAATTGTTTCCAGTTGTATCAAATGGTAAAATCATTGACATAATCATTCAAAATCCTGGAACTGATTATAATTCACCACCAGATATTCAAATTGTTGGTGTTGGAAGTTTCGCTAAATTGACCCCAGTCATTAATGATGGTTCTTTTGTATCAGTAAATATTATTAGTGGAGGTATAGGATATAATCAGGGTAATATTTCATTGCGTGTAGTACCTTCTGGTAGAGGTGCTACTGTAGAAGCAAATATTAATGAATGGAATATTGATACATTTGCTAACGACTTTAATAATATTAATGATGATGATGGATTCATTGATGATAATTTGGATTCTTCTTCCTTACAATATTCTCACGTTTATGCTTCTCGTAAATTGAGAGAAGCAATCAGCCCCATTGATGCAAATGGAGATACAATTTATGGTGCTCAAGACTTAATTAAAGAAAATGGAATTGAAGTATCTTCACTTGAGCACTCTCCCATTATTGGATGGGCATATGATGGAAATCCAATTTATGGACCTTTTGGTTATGCTAATGCCAGAGGCGGCAATGTAAAGCAAATGGTTTCTGGTTATGAACTTGTAACTAGTCAAGCACAAAGACCCTCCGTATCAAATTTTAGAGAAGGATTCTTTGTAGAAGATTATGTCTATAGGGGAACGGGAGATCTTGACCAGCATAATGGTAGAATTTGTGTAACACCAGACTACCCAGATGGTGTGTATGCTTATTTTGCCACATTTGAGCAGACGGTTGATACTAGTGGTCCGTTTGATAAGTTTAAGAGACCAGCGTTCCCATATTTGGTTGGTCCATCATTTAAGTCTAAACCAAACAACTTTAATTTTAAAAAGTCATCAAATCAATTAGATTACAGTATTGGAAACTATGATTGGTTAAGAAATACTAATTTCTACAATCTTGATGGCAATCACGGCGACTACAAATATATTTTTAATCCCAATAGGGTTAATGCTCCCACGATGAAAATCGTATCTACCACATCTGGTAGTATAGACAATATTGGCATTGTAACAGGTGGAACTAATTATAAGGTTTCCGATAACATCTATCTTGATGGATCCGCTAGAGCATCCGTATCGAAAGTCCAGGGTAAATTAGTCAATAGAGTCAGTATTGCCACTAGCTCTGTATCTAATATTGAATTCATACCATTCCAGTCTAGACAACAATTTATTGGAATGTCTTCGGCACCACATGGATTCAAGAATGATGATGTTCTTACACTTAACAGTACATCCGAATATTTTGATCAATTTGATGGTAAGTATAGAGTTGGTGTAACTACTAATACCTTTGTTTTAACAGATAATATAAGCGACTCTACTGTCACTGGAATTAATACTTTTATTCCAGTATCCGGTCCTACACAATATCCAACTCTTGTCATAAATGACATTCTTGAGATTGGAAGTGAAAGAGTTAAGGTTCTTAATATTGAACCGAATCGTTTAAGAGTTGCCAGAAAGCAGGATGGAACGGTATCGTCGGCACATACTGCTACATCTATTCTTACTTCTGATCCTAGAAGATTTACTGCCAACATTGGAGCTGCTAGCACAACAAAAGTTTTATTCTTCAATAAAGAACTGTATTTTACACCATCTGAAACAGTTGGTATCGGATCTACAACCGGTACAGGCATTGGTGTTACCCTCACAATTTCTAATCCAGGAGCAGGGGTTACACAAGTATTTGTTGAACCAAGATCTCTCTTCTTACCCAATCATGGATTGAAGTTAAATGACAGAATTAGATATAATCTTAATGGTGGTTCATCTATTACTTATTGGGATGGTATTAGTGGAACACCAGTCAGTAGTCTGACAGGAATTTCAACACTCTTTGCTATTCCTCTGACTACCAATACAGTTGGAATTAGTTCAAATATTTGTGGACTTAATAGTGGTGGTAAGTTTGTCGGTGTAAACACAGATGCCGGTCTCCTTTACCTTGTTGGAGTCGGAACTGGTGATAATCATAGTTTTAAAACTGATTTAGTAAATGTCGTAACATCTACTGCATCTAGAAATGAAGTAACAGTATCTACAGCAGGAACTCACGGTCTATCATATCTTGATAGTGTAGTATTTGATTTAAAACCAACCAATGTGATTAGTGTAAAAGTAAAATACGACGACCACAATAGAAGGATGGTATTTGATCCTGTTAATTTTGTTGCTGGGGACGTAAATCTATCAGATAATACAATATCATTTACTAAAAATCCATTTAAAACAGGAGATAGAGTAATTTATACCTCTACCTCCCCAGTTGGTGGTCTTGTAAGTACGGGATTATATTTTGTTTATGTATATTCTACTACAGAAATTAAATTTGTTCACAATAAGTCTGACTTAAACCTTTTAGAACCACCTTTTATCAATCTAACATCTACATCAACTGGAACTCTTTCAAGAGTCAATCCACTGATTCAAGTTAATAGAAAAAACACACTGAAATTTGATTTATCTGACCCATCACTATCATTTATATCAAGTGGTGTTAGATATCCTGCCTTTGAGATGCAGATGTATAGAGATATTCAATTTAACGATAGATTCCTAACATCTGGAGAGACTGATACTTTTGAAGTATCTTCTTCCGGCCAAGCAGGTATCACGACCACTGCTAACCTTACAATTAGCGTGACTGATGATCTTCCATCAGTTCTATGGTATAAATTTGATACGATTAATGATTCTATTATTCCCTCGGTAAAAAATGAAATTGTGATTGATGGGGATGTCAAGGCATACAATCAAATTGATGTTGTCAAGACTCCCATAGACGGTTCTTATAGACTTTCATCAATAGGTTCAACCACATTTACTTACATTGTTCCTAATATCCCTGATATTGTATCATATGGGTCAACAAATGCTGAGTCTTCATATACAACTCCATCCAAGAATGCCTTCGGTGCTATTAACTCTGTAAAAATTGTTAATAGTGGATTTGGATACAAATCTACACCTTCAATATCCTCCATCAGAAGCGGACTTGGCACAGGTGGTCTAGTTGAAGCATCAAGTGATAATATTGGAAAACTTCTAGAATCTAGATTTATTTCAAAAAACATCGGATTTGATTATGCATCAGACCCAACTTTAAATGCTATTGCTGGTATACCAGAGGTCGTCAAATTAGAACCTCTGTCATCATTTAATTCGATCGGAATTACTTCCTCGGGTATCAACTATCTAACATCTCCAGATATCATCGTTTTTGACGGCATAACCAATAAGAGATTGGATGTTGAACTTGAATATAATCTTGGTGATATGGAAGTAAGTATTCTTAAGAATACAACTAATGCTTACTATGTTCCACCTAAATTTGTCACAGTTAATAATTCAAATGGATATTCAATATCATCTATATCTTACAACGATTCAAATAAAGTTGTAAGACTCTTCCTGAGTCATCAATTCTCGTCAAACGCTGAATATCCCTTTGAAGTAAGCAAGAACATTCTAATTGAGAATATTAGTGTAGGTGTAGGGTCAACCGGATCTGGATATAATTCCAAAGACTATAATTATACATTATTTGCTGTATCTGGCGTCAATACTAATGCTGGCGGTTCTGGTGCTTGGGTTGAATATGATATGACTGAGCAGTTAGGAGACAATGGATTCCCAGGAAATTATAGCTCTGATTCCATTGGCAAAGTAATCCCAGAAACTCATTTCCCAATCTTCAATCCCGTTCTCATCAAAAATCTATTTTTGAAGGGTGAAAGAATCGCTGGAGACCGATTTAAAGGTAGAGTTCAAGATTATAATCCAAATAATGAGATTTTAAAGGCAACTGTTCAGGGTGTTATTTCTCCTGGTGATTTTATTAGAGGATTTACCTCTGGTTCTGTTGGTTCTGTTGAAACTTCAACCTTATTTGACGCTACTCTTCAAATTGGTGCGGGAGCAACAATATATGAGGGATGGAAGAAGTCTACAGGATTCTTGAATGACAATCTTCAAAGAATCGCTGATAATGAGTATTATCAAGATCTTTCCTATTCCATCTCTTCTGAAATTGATCTTGATACTTGGAATGATCCTGTAAGTTCAATGACTCATACTGCTGGATTTAAGAAATTTGCTGATCTGCAGGTTTATAGTCAAGCACCTCAAAATATATCTGCCATTGTATCCACCCAAGATAGTAATATTGAAAATATTGTTGATATCAGTAGTATCGTAGACCTAAACTGCTATCAAGATTTTGATGTAGCGTCTGAAGGGGGCACCTTCATTGATGACATCTATATTTCAAATGAAATCGTACTTCAAAATAGAATTCTGACAGATTTCCTTGAATCTATCGGAAACAGGGTTTTGGAAATTGATGACATAAGTGGTCAGTTTAACAGTAACTCTAGAACTACACCTTTTGAAGTTATTGCTCTATATGGTTTAGATTATAACTACAACAAAATTTTCACTCATGTAAAAGACGCAACATTCACCGATGAAAGGCAATTTGCTATTGTCAGTGTGCTTCAAGATAATGGAATTGGATATATTTCTCAATATGCATCAATCGAGACTTATCCTTATCTTGGATATTTTGATTATGGAGTCACTTCAACCGGTTGGAATTTACTATTCTATCCAGTCAAATTTGAGAGAAATATTTATAGTACCTCAACATCGGCCATCAATATTCTTTCTGGAATAACAACAACAGGGGTGGATGCTCATGGGGATGTAGCATATACGGTCGGTGGATATCAACCAATTGTTGCTAACACGAAAACTTCAATTGTATCTTTCGGCACAACATACAGAGCAGCAAAAATTATTGCTTTGTTTGATGCCGCTAATGATCGTAAATATGGTGCTGAACTCAATATTATTCATGACGGCACCGAATGCTATCAGATGGAGACTAATTCTATTGGTGAAGTGCAGGGTCTAACTGGTGTCGGATTTGGTACATTCGATTCTAGAATTTCTGGTAGTAATATAATTGTTGAATTTACTCCAAATTCAAGTGTCAGTGTCGCAATGACATGCACAACTGCGTCTATCTTAATTTCTGATACTAATACAACTGCTGGAAATCAACTTCTTGATGTTTCTAGAGTTGGATCTTCTTACAGTAGCATCTCTGCCTCTGGTTCTCCAACTCAAAACATTGTTGCCTCTTACATACCACCATCTGAATCAGGATACTATATCTTTACAGTAGAAGACAATACAAACAACAGATATGAAATGTTTGAGTTTGCTGCTCTCAACTCTTCATCTAATGAGTGTTATGTTGAATTTGCAAATCTTGAAACTAGTGGTCATATTGGAACTGTTGGAGCAACAACGAATGTTGACGGAGGTATTAATGTAGTATATACACCAGAAGCAGGAATTGATGTTGAAGTAAGGTCTTACTTTACTGAGATGATGATTTATGATGGTGTTAATACGAGAGCAGGAGTCATTGATTTAGATAATGTTCAAATTACCACTGATCATGAACAATATGAAGGAACTCTTCTTGACGTTAAAACAGCATTTGAACTCAAGCACGATGGTCTGAATATTTTCAGAAGAGTATTTGATGGTACAAATACAACGATTGTCAATACCAGCACCGACCAGATCACGCTTCCTAATCATTTCTTTGTAAGTGGTGAAGAAGTTGAATATGGTCATCCAGGAACTGGCACAACTATGGCAATTGGAATTGCCAACACTACATTCCCAGGGATTGGTGCTACGACCAAACTTCCTCAAAATCTATTCGTTATTAAAGATAATGAGTCTAAGATTAGACTTGCTGTGTCTGCTGAACATGCACTATCTGAATCACCAACAGCGATTGACATTACCTCAGTGGGTATTGGTCTATCACATACAATCAATTCCAAAAAACAAAACTCTAAGGCATTGCTGGCAATTGATAACATTATTCAATCCCCAATTGCTAAAACTGATATTACTACCGAACTTGCTAGTAATGTTGTTTTTGATACTATATTTAATACTACTGGTCTTTCTTCCTTTATAGCAGGTGATATTATCAAGATTAATGATGAATATATGAAGATAGATGGTATTGGTATTGGAAATACTGTTGCCGTTAGGGTTGACAGGGGACAATTAGGTTCTGTGCTTGGAGTTCATACATCGGGAGATAATATTATCAAGTTTACTGGTAATTATAATATTGAAGATAATATTATTAATTTCGTTCAGGCACCTTTTGGTAATAATCCTTTGAGCACGACAACAGGAAATCCAAATGAAAGAGACTGGACTGGAATTACAACTAGTTCAATGTTCCAAGGAAGAACATTTATGAAGCGTGGTGCCATTGGTTCTACAGAGGAAACATACCACACTAATCATATTTTTGATGACATTACTGATAGATTTACTGGTGTTGGTAAAACTTATGCTCTTACAAGTGGAGGAAATAATGTATCAGGTATTGATACAAGCACTGTTATCTTGATAAATGGCATCTATCAACTAAATCAAGGTATTCAGGCATTCCCTGGTGATTATAACATTGAAGAAAGTGTTGGCGTCAGTTCTATAGTATTTACAGGTGAACGTGTAAATCAGGGATATGATCCTAATAGGTCTACTCTTCCTGTTGGTGGTAGATTTATTTCAGTTGGTTCTACTGGTGGATTTGGATATCAACCACTTGTATCAGCAGGTGGAACTGCCGTTATCTCTGCTGCTGGTACTGTTCAGTCTATTAGCATTGGAAACAGTGGTTCTGGATACCGAGCAGGCATCAATACGGTCGTAAATGTTGGTGTTCAGACTTACAGTGGTGTTCTTCCTAATCTGCTCAATATCGGCACTGCTACCATTCAAGGTGGTAATATTGTAAGCGTTGCCGTCACTAACCCTGGTGTAGGTTACACATTCACCAATCCACCAGTTGTCGTGTTTGATGATCCTCTGTCATATGTCAATCTCCCTTTGATTTACAGTGCTTCTAGTCCTTCACAGAGTGGTGCTGAAGCGACTGTAGATATTGTGGTTGGTCAAGAATCTGGTATAATTGATTTTGAGCTCAATGATCAGGGTTATGGATATCGCGAAGGAGATATTCTTACTGTTAATATTGGTGGTTTGACTGGCATTCCAACTAATACATCACTTACCTATGAAGAGTTCCAACTTACAATTGATAGGACTTATAGCGATCAGTTTAATGGATGGTCAATTGGAGAATTCCAAGTATTTGATAGACTTGACTTAAAGTTTGATGGAATTCAAAGATCGTTTAAACTGCTATTGAACGAAAATCCAGTTTCTATCAAAGCAGCTGCTGGTTCAAATATTGAAATTGAACAAACATTGCTTGTATTCATCAATGATATCCTCCAAAAACCAAATGAAGGTTATATATTTGAAGGTGGTAGTTTAATTACATTTAGTGAACCACCAAAAGGACCAGTTGGTTCTGCTCAAATAGGTGACACCTCTAAAATTTTGTTCTACAGAGGAAATGGGGATATTGATGTTGTATTTACCGATATTGAGGAAACTGTAAAGGTTGGCGATACTCTTAAACTTAATAATGATACATCAAAAGGTCAAGGTATAACACTTGATCAGAATCCAAGAACAGTGGTTGGTATCAATACACTTGATACTGTAGAAACTAATTCATATGTTTCTCCAGGCGTCACTACAGATAAAACATTACTGAGACCACTTACATGGTGTAAACAGACTGTTGATAAGTTTATCAATGGTGACGAGATTGGTAAAGATAGACTCGCTTATGAACCAAATATATTCCCTGCTTCTTTTATTATTCAACCTGTGGGTCTTGGAACAACAACAGTTTATGTTGATACAGTGAGACCACTCTTTGATGGTCAAAATGAACAAAATCTTAGAGGATTCCAGGATAAGATTACTCTAAATTCTCAAGATACTCTTGTTGGAGCGACTGTAACTGCCATTGTTGAAAATGACGGTAGAATTCTATCATTTAATATTACTGAATCGGGGACTGGTTATACTGGATTATCTACTGTGTTGATTACAGTATCAAATCCAGATGGTGGAATTTCATCTAGAGCATCTGGAATTGGAACCATGACATCTGGAGGAATTCTATCCTCCGCATCTATTACTAATCCTGGTTCTGGATACACATATTCTAATCCCCCTGTGTGCTTGATACAATCTCCTGTAATTACAGAAGAGGATATGGCAGTAAGGTCTTACCTTGGTGATTATGGTCAGATTGTTGGTGTAGGAACAACCTCTAGTGGTTCTCAAAATCAACTTACTTTTGACTTGTTTATCACTGTAAATTCTGATCTTCGCAATACAGATCTGGTGGGAACAGCAATTACAATCAGTGGTATTTCCACTAATGATTATCTTACAATCTCCAATACGAATATTTCTATTGGTGATACCTTTGCTTCAGAGGATACATCTGGAAGTACAATTGGCATCGGAACCACATCTCTTGATATGATATATCAAGTTACTTCTTCTGAGATTAGAGATGAAAATGTAATTGGTATAGGTATAACTTCAATTCGTAGAATTGCCGTTAATATTGATACCGCTGTTGGATTCGCATTTACAAATACATCAAACATGGGTAATTTTAGTTGGGGTAAAATAAATGTTTCAAGAGCACTTAACCCAAGTGAATTTAACTTCTATGGTAACGGTGGTCTCATTGGTATCTCGACTTCGGCATTGGTGACAAGATTCAATCCTCTGAAATTTAATAATTATGTTTAATAAATACTTCCTGGCATAGAAATACCATCACATAATACCTATAAATAACAAAAAAGTCCTAACAAAATGGCAGCGATAATTACAGATCAATTAAGAATTTTGAATGCAAAGAATTTTGTCGCTGGCGTTCAGTCTAGCACGAATTCTTATTATACTTTTATTGGTCTCCCCAATGCTTCTGATTATCAGTCGGATTGGAATATTAATCCTCCTTCTCCAAAGGATGCTTTGGATGAGTCCAATGATTATTGGGATAATATGATTGCTATGAAGAAAATTTCTAGCAGTGATATTAGTCAGGTTGTTAAAAAAACAACCTGGTCATCAGGAACCACATATGACATGTGGAGAAATGATATTAGCAGAGACAACCCATCACAACCATCTGGTACTTTTGATATCTATGATGCTAATTATTATATAATGAACTCTGATTACAGAGTTTACATTTGTCTATTCAACAACTCCAACCCTGAAAATGGGTATCAAGGAAGTCCATCACTTGATGAACCTACTTTTACTGATTTAGAACCAAGAGCGGCAGGAAGCAGTGGTGATGGATATATTTGGAAGTATCTATATACTATTAAACCAAGTCAAGCGATTAAGTTTGATTCTACATCATACATTCCTGTACCTAATTCTTGGGAAACAAACAGCGACGATGCTCCAATACGACAGAACGCCTCAACCAGTGGTCAATTAAAGATTGTAACTGTTAGAGGTCGTGGTGTAGGTCTTGGGACCGCAAGAACATATACAAGAGTCCCTATTCAAGGTGATGGAAGAGGAGCAGAAGCAACGGTTGTTGTTAATAATGACTCAAAAGTTGAATCAGTCACGATTTCTAAAGGTGGTTCTGATTACACATATGGAACAGTAAATCTAACTGGTAGAGTTCCAAAAGGAACAACTTCTCCATCTTTTGATGTCATCATTCCACCAGCTGGTGGTCATGGTGCTGATATTTACCGTGAGTTAGGTGCGTACAATGTACTTACATACTCAAGATTTGAAAATGATACCGAAAACCCAGACTTCATTACTGGTAATGAATTTGCAAGAATTGGTTTGATTGAAAATCCTCTTGATAATGATTCAAGCACTATCCTTACAAAGGATAAAGCGAGTGCCGTATATGCTCTTAAATTAACTAGTGCTGGAAATCAGTATCAGACTTCTACATTTACTCCTGACGTTGAAATCGAACAGACGGTTGGAGTTGGTTCAACTGCCGTTGGAAGAGTCATTTCATACGATCAAGTTACTGGAGTTCTTAAGTATTGGCAAGATAGAACCAATGTTGGATTCAATTCTGATGGAACCGCAAATGTATCACCAGCATATGGTTTTGAAGTTTTAAGATTTACAGGAGATCCAGCAACAGGTGGTTCACTGGATATTCGTGGTGGTTCACAAATTCTTGGCATTGACACCAACTTCGGGACCACTGCTTCTCCAGGTATAAGTACGGTAATAAATAGTCGTACATACTTTCTTGGTCAGAGTTTTGTTCAAGGAGTGGCACAACCAGAGTCCAAGAAGTATTCTGGAAATATTATCCATGTTGATAATAGACCTTCTGTCACTAGGTCCTCCTCTCAGAAAGAAGACGTAAAGATTATCTTGCAGTTCTAAAGAATTATGCCACAGGAAATTAACCTCAATGTTGCTCCTTATTTTGACGACTTTGATCCTCGCAACAATTACTACAAGGTACTCTTCAAACCTGCCTATCCTATTCAGGCAAGAGAGTTAAATAACCTTCAATCGATTCTTCAGGATCAGGTTGAAAAAATGGGAACAAATCTCTTTAAAGAGGGAACTGTTGTCATTCCGGGTTCTACAAACTACAACCCCAACTTTCATGCTGTTCAGATTCAACCTGAATTTCTTGGAATCCCAGTAAGTGTATATCTTGAAGAACTATTAGGAAAAAGAATTACTGGTGCTGAATCTGGCATCACTGCTGAAGTTATCACATATATTACTGATGCTGAGTCATCAAAAGGAAATTATACATTATATGTAAACTATTTAAATTCAAGCACATCTGACGACTCTACAGAAACCTTTTCTGATAATGAGGTTCTTCAAGTCGAAGAAGCAATTACATATGCCACCACATTTATTGCTGCTGGTGAAGGATTTGCCAATACAATTGTAGATAATGCTACCACAGATGGTTCAGCATTTGTTGTTTCTGAGGGTGTTTTCTTCATTCGTGGTTATTTCGTAACTGTCCCCTCTCAACTGCTAATTCTCGATCAATATGGAACTAATCCAAGTTATAGAGTTGGATTATCTATCAGAGAGCAATTAATTTCTTCCGACACAGATCCTCTTTTGACGGATAATGCGTCTGGTTTTAATAACTTTGCTGCTCCAGGTGCTGACAGACTTAGCATTACTGCTACACTATCTAAAAAAGATCTTAATAGTTATGATGAAGAAAACTTTATTCAACTTGCGGAAGTTCAAAACGGCAGTTTAAGAAGAAAGTCTCAAGACACTGAATATAATCTAATCGGAGACGAACTAGCAAAAAGAACTTATGATGAGTCTGGAAGTTACTATATTAAAGAATTTGTAACCACTGTTCGAGAAGCACTTAACGATCAGGAAGGAAACCGAGGCATTTACGAACCAGGTCAAGTCACCAGTGATGGTAATAATCCTACTGATGATATGATGGTTTATAAGGTATCTCCCGGTAAGGCATATGTCAAAGGATATGGGGTTGAGGTTAGATCTCCATCAATTATTGATGTTGAAAAACCTAGAACAACTCGTTTAGTTGAAAACCAAGCGGTAAACTTTGCTTTTGGACCAACTATTGAAGTTAATAATGTTAATGGTTCTCCTGTAGTAGGTTTTGATACATCTACAATTTTAAGTCTGAGAGATCAAAGAGTTGGTGGAATTGCTACGGTAGCACCTGGAGAAGAAATTGGTGTTGCTAGACTTTATGACTTTGTTCTAGAATCTGGTTCATATAATACTTCATCACCACAGGATAACCTGTGGGACCTGTCAATGTTTGATGTTCAAACATATACAGATATTGATATCAATATTAGCATTACTTTGAATGCTTCAAACTCTATTCACATTGAAGGTGAATCAAGTGGAGCGAGTGCGTTTTTAAGATATGATGTTAATGCTGGAACCGCTCTGACAGCATATAGTAAGCAAGGAGATTTCACTTTCGGTGAAAGAATAAAATTTAATGGTGTTCTTGATAATTCAAGATTTATCACTAATATTGATAATCATACTATTTCAGATGTAAAATCTATATTTGTAGATGGTGTAGGGGCAGCAACAACGTTTAGTGCTGATCTAGTACAACATCAGGGAATCTCTATTGGTATTGCTTCCATCACAGGAAGAGATGCCACAGGTGTATCAACAATCACAAGCCCATCACTTAATGCTGGTGGTTTTGTCGGAATTGTTACAGCAGGGAACATACTTAGATTTACTCTTGCCGAGAACAACGATCCAACTTTAGTTAGAGTAACTGGAATAAATGGTGCCGATGCTACTATCGTTGGTGTAACCACTGTTCCAGGCGTATGTGAGGGTTCCCCACCGACAACTAATGCTTCTCTATCTGATCTAACGACTGCTATTAGTAGACTTCAGGGATCCACAGGAACTGGCAATGCTGCTAGTAATGATTCAGTGTTTAGTGTGTTTGCTAAACAAAATGTAGCATCGGTTGATCTTTCAAATGGCAATCTTATAATCAGAGATAACTTTGATGTTCAGATTGATTCTGATGGGGAGTCTCAAGTATTACAAGTTAACGACCCAACTAAAGAAGTCTTCCTAGCTTTTGACGAAGAAAGATATTCATTAATTAGGTCAGATGGTTCAACAGAAGCATTGACTTCTGACAAGTTTATTTTTACTGTTGGTTCTACACAACTCCAACTTAAAGGATTAAGTGGTTCTGATCCTAATTCCAAACTGATTGCCACAATCAGAAAATCCAATGTTACATCAAAAATCAAATTAAAACAAAACAACAGTCTTATCATCAATAAGTCAACAAACAGTGCATCTGGCATTGGAACTGCGACTTTGAATGATGGTTTGTCTTTTGGTGCATACGCATTTGGAACAAGAGTACAAGACTCTACTATCAGTCTCAATATACCTGATGTGATTGATATCTATGGTATTTTTGAGGCAAGTGAAACAACTGATCCACAGTCTCCGAATGCTGCCATTTCTTCGATGAATGGTCCTTCAGCAACTACAAATGATTTAATCATCGGGGAGATAATTACGGGCAGTACCAGTGGATCAAAGGCCAGATTAATTGATAAACTGACGGATAATTCAATTGGTTATATCTATTTGAATGATATTGTATTTGAACCAGGTGAACTTATCAGTTTCGCTGATTCAACGGTTACCGGTAATATTTCTTCTATTAGTGCTGGTTCTAAAAATGTTTCTAGAAACTACACTTTGGCAAAGGGTCAAAGGTCTTCTTTCTATGATTTCTCAAGAATTGTTAGAAAAGGTAATTTCCCCGCACCCTCTAGAAAACTTAAAGTATATTTCTCCAATGCGTATTATGAGAGTGGAGATACTGGAGATATCACCACTGTAAATTCATATAATTCTTTTAATTATTCTAAAGAAATCTCACTTGTAAATGGTAAAAGAGTAACTGATATTGTTGATGCTAGACCTCGTGTAAGTAATTACAGTGTCGCTGCTGGTACAAGATCTCCTCTTGAATTCTTCGGAAGAAACTTTAATGGAGGTCAGCATAGTTCAAAGAACGTTTTGGCGTCTGATGAATCATTATCACTCTCATATAATTATTATCTGGCAAGAGCAGATAGACTTTATGTTAATAAGTACGGTTCATTCTCTGTCGTAACTGGTTCTCCCGATGACGTTCCCAAACTTCCAACACCAGTCTCTGATGGTCTGAATATTGCTAACATCTTTATGCCCGCTTATCTTTATAATGTAAAAGATGCCAGATTAAACTTTATCGATCACAAAAGATATCAGATGATGGATATCGCTAAGATTGAACAAAGAGTTAAGAATCTTGAGTACTATACTTCATTGAATAATCTTGAGCAATCAACACTTAATACGTTCGTTCCTGATACGAATGGTCTGAATAGATTTAAGTCAGGTATTTTTGTTGATAATTTCTCAACTAGAATTCCACAAGATGATAGCATTGGTATTAGAAACTCTGTTGATCCTAAGAAGAAAATTCTTAGACCTTCTCACTATACGACATCATTTAATCTACAACTTGGCATTGGAAACAGTATCTTTGGTGCTGGTGTCCGTAGAACGGGTAATATGCTCACTCTTGATTATAATGACACTAACTGGTTGGAGCAACCATTCGCAACACGAGTTGAAAATGTAACTCCTTTCCTTGTTAATTTTTATAATGGTTCAATTGATCTAGAACCATCTGTTGATGTTTGGATTGATACAAATCAACTTGAAGTGCGTGATGTTCTTCAAGAAGGAGCATTTTCAAGTATTGCTAGTTTGATTGATGCAGAAGTAGAAACTGCTGAAGATGGGTCAAGAATTGGTGTTGCTCCTGTTGTTTGGGATTCTTGGGAGACCGTTGGTGCTCAACTCGATATCTCTCTATCACAAAGAACAGAATCACTAAACGCAGCAGCAGCGCGTGGAAATCTTGGTGGAGGTGATGCGATTCTTGCATCACAAGGAGTTAGTAATAATAGAATTGACTCTGCTAGAACTACTGTTGAGAGTATTACTCTCGATGGGTCTGTTTCGTTAAACCAACAAAGAACGGGTAGTCAACAGACAGTTAATGAAGTAATTAATACTGAAAGTCTTGGTGATAGAGTGATTAATAGAGAAATCATTCACTTTATGAGATCTCGCAATATTAAGTTTACTGCGAAGAGACTGAAACCATTCACAAGAATGTATTCGTTCTTTGATGCAGTAGATATTAATAAATTTATTGTTCCAAAACTGATTGAGATTAATATGACATCTGGAGTTTTCCAGACAGGTGAAACAGTAGTAGGTGTAATGCAGTCGGCATTAGATACAGAAGAGTCGTCATCTGCGGGTTCTGCTTCTATTACATTCCGAGCGTGTGTTGCTAATCATAAGTATGGTTCTTTCAATGAACCATCTGATGTCTTTGATAGTAATCCTTATGATAGAACTTCATCAATTGCTACAGCATATACAGAGTCATCAACACTTCTGAATGTTGATACTGATACTCTTGCCGCTGAAGACCAATCTCAGTTCTCTGGATATATTCAACAGGGAATGATCCTTAGAGGTCAGACAAGTGGAGCAGAAGCAGTTGTTTCTAGATTAGCACTTGTTACAGACCGAGTTGGTACTGTAATTGGTTCGTATAGAGTTCCAGATTCTTCCAATACTGCCAATCCCACATTTGAAACTGGTAGATCTAACTTTAAACTAAGCAGTAGTTCCACTAATTCTAACATTAGTGGATCAGTTTCTTCTAGTGCTGAAGAAATCTTTTATTCTCAAGGAGATCTTGATAATACTCAAGAAGTTACACTTTCTCTTAGAAATGCTTCCGTTGACACTATCGACTTTGACCCTCAAACAAGAGTCATAGCAGGTGAAACTGATCAAACAAGTATCGTACAAAATATTAACGCAGTAAGAATACCACCCCCACCTCCACCACCAAGACCACCAGATCCACCACGCCGTCCTGATCCTCCACGTCCACGTCGTGGTGACCCTCTGGCGCAAACATTCTTTGTTGACGACGAAACAGGTGTATACATTAGTAGACTTGAATTATTCTTCCAGTCGAAGGATAATAATCTTCCTGTCACACTTCAACTTCGTGAAACACGACTTGGAACTCCATCAGAGGTTATTGTGCCATTCTCTGAAGTTGTACTTGAGCCGAGTCAAGTTGCTGTTTCAGAAGATGGAACAGTTCCAACGTCTTTTGTATTCCCATCTCCAGTATATCTAAATCCACAAACTGAGTATGCCATTACGGTTCTCTCTGATGTCACTTCATATAATGTTTGGATTTCTAGAGTCGGTGAGTCTGATGTAACCACACAAGCAACAGAAGCGGGACAGATATTGGTCACAGAGCAACCACTCCTTGGTTCTCTATTCAAGTCACAGAACGCCAGAGTTTGGACTCCTAGTCAGTATGAGGATCTTAAGTTTATAGCATATCGTTGTAATTTTACTTCCAACGGTCTGGTTCAATTCTTTAATCCAAATCTCCCAACGGATCTTGAAAAGATTACCAAAAATGGTATTTCTGTTAAGTCAAGATCAATGAATGTTGGTCTTGGTACAACAATTAGTAACAGTGGAAATACTGCTGGAAACAATCTTATTTCAGGGACCGACCTTATCCAGATCGGTTCTGATTTCAAAGGAACTGTTGTTGGACTTGCTGGTTCAGCGACAGGAGCAATGTCACTTGTAAATCCTGGTCTTGGATATACTCCTGCCGCCGGTCAATTTACACATACAGGGGTTGCTCTTACTTCAATCACTGGAAATGGCATCAATGCTAAAGCAGATATTACTACCCTTGGTGGTGTTGCGATTGCTGCTACCATCAGTACCGGTGGTAATGGTTATAACATCGCGGATGTCTTGGCACCTGTCCAAGGAAATCTAGTTGGGTTTGGTGTGATTGGTAACGATATGAAGTTGTCAGTTCAAGAACTCCTAGGATTTAATGAGATTGAAGTAACTAATGTTCAGGGTGAACTTCTCTATGGAGCAAGTAACTATCTAAGATTCACCACGCAAACGGGTATTACATCTGATGTAAATGTCGGTACTGGTGGAAGTGTAGTTCCTCTTGCGAACGCGAGAGTCAATCCTCAAGATGATGGACTACACCTTAAGGTATTCCAGAGAAACCATGGAATGTATGCTGACACAAACAGAGTTACTATTCAAAACGTTTCTTCTGATATCCCAGCTACTGCTTTGGCATCTCAGTATGGTAGAACTGCCAATAGTGCTATCTCTGTCGGCACAACCGCTAATATGGCAGACTTTGAAGGATTGCCTGTCAGCGCCACCAACCCCGGATATGCCAAGATTGGTAGTGAGATTATCTCATATACTGGGGTTGCTGGAAACACATTGACTGGTATCACAAGTAGAGGTGTAGATGGAACTTTATCTGCGTCTCATGCACTCAATGAACTTGTATTCAGATATGAGTTTGGTGGTGTGTCCTTGAGAAGAATAAACAAAGAGCATTTGTTCTCTGATTCTCAAATTACTAATAGTATTGATATTGACTCCTATCACGTTAAGGTGAACATGGCACAGAGTGGAACAGATAGAAGTGCTACTTCTGCTTCTTTCTCCTCGCGTTACTTCACCAAGAGAACCACAGGTGGTGGTATTGCTGCTAAAGGCACATACAATCTACCATACTCTATGGTTATTCCTAACCTTAGAAGTATTTCTCCATCTGGTAGTTCTCTCAACGCATCTATTAGAACTATTTCGGAAACTAGTGTTGATGGAACAGAAGTTTCATTCCTCGATAAAGGTTATCAGGAGGTTTCTCTGAACGAGCAGAACTATTTTGAAACACAAAGAATGGTTGTCTCACCCGTTAACGAAAGAACCTATTTGAATGCTTTGCCTGGATCAAAGTCAATGACAATGAATGTAAACTTAAATACAAGTGATGCTAGGCTTTCACCTGCTATTGATTTAGATCATGCATCAGTTATTTTTGTTTCTAACAGAACAAACCAACCAATTACTAACTATAAGAGTGACGTTAGAGTTAAGGATATTCCTAATGACCCTAACAGTCTCATGTACGTTACTAAAAACATTGTTCTTGAGAACCCTGCCACATCACTGAGAGTCTTTATTGATGGATATGTCTCTAACTTCAACGACGTTAGATTGTTCTATGCTGTTAATCAGGATCTTCCAGCGGAAGAATGTATCTTTACACCATTCCCTGGTATCAACAATACAGATGAATTTGGAAAGGTCGTTCAACCGTTCAATGCTGATGGTGGACCTGATGTGTTTATTCCAAAATCGGATATTTACACTCAGATGCCTTCCTTGAATTTATTTAAAGAGTATAAGTTCTCCATTGATGAGTTAGATCCATTCAACTTCTTCAGAATCAAGATTGTCGGAACATCAACAAACCAGGCGATTGTTCCACAATTTAGAAACTTTAGAGTCATTGCCGCAGTATAATGGAACGTTTACCAGTAGAAGGAAAAGATGGACTCTACCGCGATTCAAGCAGTAGAGCCATCATTAATACAAACAAAACTGACTACACCAACTATATGAATGCTAGAAATAGACTTAAATCTGAAAGAGAAAGAGTCAATCAACTAGAAGAAAAAGTTGATAATATTAAAGGTGATTTAGATGAAATCAAATCTTTACTAAGGTCACTAACAAATGGCTAATAATACAATCACCTTCGATCCCACAGTAAGAACACCTTATGGTGTTAATCTTACGATGTATACTGGTGCTGATTTTGAAGAGACATTCAAGATTTTGAACAACGATAGGTCAAACTATGATTTGACCTCTCATACGGTGTCTTCAAGAATGATGAAATCCGCTGGTCAAGCAGCATCAATGGATGTGGTGGCAAACTTTACAGAATCAATTACAAGTGCTAGTGCTGGTGAATTTAAGATTACATTACCTGATACTACCAACAGACAAATAAAGGGTGGAAGATATGTATATGATATCTTTGTTTCCGTAGGAAGTAGCGTTTATAGTATTGCCAGAGGCAATATCACTGTGTATACCGGGATTTCTACGACCTAACTAAATAGTAAAAAAGTAATGTCTCATAATGGCGCAACCATCCACTAGACAAGAACTTATCGATTATTGCTTAAGGCAATTGGGTGCACCAGTTGTCGAAATCAATGTTGCTGAAGAACAACTGCAGGATTTAGTTGATGATGCGGTACAGTTTTTTCAAGAGAGACATTTTGATGGAGTAACTCAGGTATATCTTAAATATCAAATAACTGAAGAAGATATTAAAAGAGGACAAGCAAGACCTCCGGGTGCTCCAACTAGCGACACCGCTGGAACAACAGGAATAACCAATATCGCAGCAACTGCTGATATGGGTGGAACTAACACAACATTTACATATTATCAAAATAGCAATTACATACAAATCCCTCCGTCAATTATTGGAATTAATAAAATATTCCAATACAATGAAGGATTGTCTTCGGGAATGTTTAATTTAAAATATCAGTTGATGCTTAATGATATTGTTGGTCTACAAGGAAGTGGATCAACTGGATATGATCTTACTTCATATTCAATGACCATGGGTTACATAGAAACGATAAACTTTTTACTTAATACTCATAAGCAGATTAGATTTAACCAAAGACAAGATAGAATGTATCTTGACGTAGATTGGTCAGAATTGAAAGAGGGAGAGTTTATAATTATAGATTGTTGGTCAGTTATGGATGGTAATGATTATCCAAGAGTGTGGAATGATTCTTTCATCAAACCATATCTAACCTCATTAATCAAGCGTCAGTGGGGACAGAACCTGATGAAGTTTACTGGAGTTAAACTACCAGGTGGTATTGAATTTAATGGTAGACAGATTTATGACGACGGACAAAGAGAACTCGATGAAATTAAAGCAAAGATGTTGAGCACATACGAGTTACCACCACTCGATTTGATTGGTTGATGATATGCTTAATCCATTTTTTCAGAACGGCACATCAGGCGAGCAGAGTTTAATCCAAAGCCTGGTCAATGAACAGATTAAAATGTATGGTATTGAGGTGTATTATATGCCTCGTAAATACCTGACAAAGTTTACTGTAATCAAAGAAGTAATTCAATCAGAGTTTGACAATGCCTATCCTATTGAGGCATATGTGGACAGTTATGATGGATATGCTGGTGAAGGGACTATCCTTTCAAAGTTTGGCATTCAAGAGAAAGATGATTTAACACTTATCGTTTCAAGAGAAAGATTTGAAGATTATATCACACCATTAATCAAAAATTTACCTAATATTGAGTTAGCGACTAGACCTAAAGAAGGGGATTTGATTTACTTCCCTTTAGGTGAGAGACTGTTTGAAATCAAATATGTAGAGCACGAACAACCCTTCTATCAACTTCAAAAGAACTACGTTTACCAGTTAAGATGTGAACTATTCAGATATGAGGATGAAGTTATTGACACTGGTGTTGAAACCATTGATGAGGAGATTGAGCAAATTGGACACATCACTACACTACGACTCCTAGCAGTCGGTGTAGGAACACAAGCAACAGCAAATGCTAGCATGTGTACTGGCGGTTCAGTTGGAAAAGTAATTATATCCAACATGGGTAAAGGTTACGTTGACCCACCTCGTGTAGCGTTCTCATCTGCTCCAGATGGAGGTACAACAGCAGTTGGTTTCGCCTCACTATCATTTGACTATGTTGGATGCGATGGACAGACCGGTAGAGTTGTATCCATTAATCTTACAAATGCTGGATGTGGATATACAGAAACACCTCTAGTTACATTCCATAGTTCCAAAGGAAGTGGAGCAGCAGGAACTTCTATTCTTGTTCCTACCACATCTGTACAATCAGTCTCTATTGCTAATAGTGGCGGCGGATATTTAAGAGCACCCGAAGTTGGTATCTCTACACCTAAACATGTTGGTGCTGCTGCTACAGCAACGATTGAATATCCTATCGGAACAGGTTCAAGTGTAATTGCTAGTACTGTTAGTGTTGGTATCGCTACTTATCTATTCCCATATGGGACAACAGGTGGTGTGTACTATAAGCAAGCACCTATTGTCACCTTCGCTGGTCCAACCGGATCAGGTGATGCTGCTAACGCGACAGCAATCATGGACCCCATCTCTCTCGCAGGTGGTACGGTCAAGAAAGTTTCAATTGGCGATAGTGGTAGATTCTACACCAGTGCTCCAACTGTAACTATTAATCATCCAGGATTTAGTTTTGCTTCTGCTACCATTGATAATGGTGGTGGTGATGTTGGATCAAGTATTGATGAAAATTCAGTAGCATTTACTACAACTGGCAGAGCATATACAACAGCACCAACTGTTAGTATTGGAATAGGTACAGGAACAGATACACCATCAGAAGTTGCCATTGGTATTGCTACTATTCATCCAATCCTTGGTATTGTAACGGCAGTTGGTTTCAATACTGCCACGAAACCCTGGTGTGTGGGAACAGGAGCAACAATTGGCGCTGGATATACAGTGAGACCAACTATCTCTTTCACTGGTTCTACAGGAGCATCAGCAGCAACAGCGACGGCAACAGTTTCTATCGCTGGAACCGTCAATACGATATCTTTGGGCAGTAGTGGATTTGGTTATGTATCTACTCCAACTGTATTTGTTGGAGGACCTGGTGGTATCAGTACAGAGTTTCTTGCTACTGGTATTGCTACAATTAGATATGACTCTATCAAGACAACGGGAACAATTGGTATTGGTTCAGCAGTAATTACTGGTATCAATACAACCAATATGATCATTGGCGATAGAGTCCGTTTAGAAACAGGATATGATCATCCACAACCTTCTATTCAGATTATTCCATCAGATACATTTGTAACAAGTATTGGTTCATCATTAATTGTTATCAACAATTCAACTACTGGCATTGCTACAACCACAAGAACTGTTGAGGTTGGTATTCAAAATTGTGGTATTGTGACTGGTATTATTGTAACATATGGTGGAGGGGGGTATTTGACCGCACCCACTGTCACTATTAGTAATGATACATCAGAAAAGAATTATTCTACTGAAGTGGAGGGTGTAGTTAGAGCGACTGGAATTAGTAGTATCAACACTGCTGGATTTGTAACTTCTATTCTTCTATCTGATGCTGGTGCTCAGTATGTATTGACACCGGAAGTTGTAATTGAATCTCCTGCTTACGTTGGTGTTACAACCTCAAGTGGTTCGTTTGTATACAACGAAATTGTAACAGGCGGAACATCAGGAGCAACAGCAAGAGTCAAAGAATATAACGCTGCGGCAAATACACTTGAGATTGCTATTGTTAGCAAAGAATTTGTTGCCGGAGAATCAATCACTGGTTCTGAATCTGGGGCAGTTGGAGTCGTCAGTAAAGTTGGTACAGATGTTGGATCTTATGATGAAGTTACACCATTTGCTGATAATGACAACATAGAAAGAGAAGCAGACTCCATTATAGATTTTAGCACTAGAAATCCTTTCGGAATGCCTTAATAATTAATAAGGTTAAATAGTACTATATTCGTATAAGAATGGGGAGCAATGTTTGAATATTTTTATAACGAGATCTTAAGATCAACCATCATTGCTTTTGGTTCGTTATTTAACGATATACAGATAAAACATAGAGATGGTGATGATGATGTTTGGAGTGTAATTAAAGTTCCGCTTGCTTATGGTCCTACGCAAAAGTTTTTAGCAAGATTAGAACAGACTCCTAAACTAAACACTCCTGTTCAGATGACACTTCCGAGAATGGCATTTGAATTTATTGATCTAGTTTATGATCCCGAAAGAAAAGTATCAAAGACATCAAATTTTGTAGCAACATGTGCTGATGGTACAGAAGTAAAAAAGGCATACATGCCCGTACCATATAACATGACATTTGAGTTGTCAGCAATGACAAAACTCAATGACGATATGCTTCAAATTACTGAACAAATTCTTCCTTATTTCGCACCAAGTTATACGATCCCCATTAAAGTGCTTGGTTGTGTGAATGAGATTATGAATGTTCCTATTGTAATGGATAATATCACAATGGAGGATGATTATGAGGGAAACTTTGATACAAGAAGGGCATTAGTCTACACATTTAGATTTACTGCCAAAGTTAATATGTATGGTCCTGTCAGAGATGTTTCTTCTAGCATCATTGATAAGGTCAACATCGGATATATTGGTGGTTCTAGATCTATCGTTAAGGGATCTGCTGCTTCTTACGAGAGAGATGTTAACTATAAAGTTACTCCAAGAGCACTTAAAGATTATGACGGTGTTATTGTTACTAACTTGGCAGCGGATATTACCGATGAGGATACTGTAATTGAAGTTCTTGATGGAACGAAGATTACGGTAGATACTGACATCTATATTGATGAAGAATTGATGTATGTTAGAAATATTACTGATAATAAACTAACTGTAGATAGAGCGAAGGATCAAACGACTCTCCAAACTCACGTTTCTGGAGCAGCGGTACATGGTATTACTGTTGCTGATGCTCCATTGATTGAAGTTGGAGATAACTTTGGATTTGATGGTGGATTTTTCTAATGACTATTATGACAAAAAAGTATGACAAGTTGGATGAAACCTTTGACGTTAAACCAACAGAAGTAGTAAAAGAGAAAGTCGATGGTAAAATCGAACAAATTAAATCTTCCACTGAAGATATCCGTAAAGACTACGAATATACGAGGGGTAATCTTTATTCGATCATTGAAAAAGGTCAAGAAGCGATAAATGGCATTCTTGAACTTGCTCAAGAAAGTGAAATGCCTAGAGCATATGAAGTTGCTGGTCAACTTATCAAAAATGTTTCAGATGCCACTGATAAGTTGATGGATCTTCAGAAAAAACTGAAAGATGTCAATGAGGATAAAGAAGCAAAAGGACCAACCACCGTCAACAATGCTCTTTTCGTAGGATCTACCGCTGATCTTCAAAAAATGTTGAAGCAAGCGCAGGAAGATAAATAATACACTGGGAGAGAAATCCCGAAGTATTATTTACTTATAAAAATGTCTAAAGAAGAACTGCCGTCAATAAATGATTACCTTGAGGGTAGTGATCTACCATCTTATAAAGATTTTTTGGAAAAAAAGGAAGAACTTCCTTCAGTAGAAGAATATATTTCAGAATCAAACCAAAATATTATTGAAGAAGAGACTCAAACCATAGAAAATGTAGATGGTGAGTCATTTCTAGAAGTAATCGATGTTGTCAAAGCACCTGAATGGTCAGAATTGGTGCGTCTGGTCAATGATGTAAGAAAAGATATCCCTAAAATACCTGAAATTAGGTATTATGATGAACAATTAGAAGAAATTTGTGATAAAATCTCACAAATTCAACAAGATTTTGTAAAGAGTGACAAAATTGATGTCTTAAATGTACAAAATGAAGAATTTGAGGGCAAATTATCTGAAATTGAGGCAAAAATTCCCACGGTCAAGTATTATGACCATGATATTAATGTAATTTATGATAAAATTACTAATATCAATGAAGAAATTAATAATCTTCCAGAGGTAAAATACTATGAAGAGGACTTAAAGTCTTTAAAATTAAGAATTGAGCAAGTAAATGAAGATATCCCTACCTTTCCTGACTGGGTTCAGAAAGTTCAAGAAGTTCCAGACTTCTCTTGGATTGGTAAAACCTTTAGCATCATTGATGATGACTTTAATAAAGTTCAAGGGCATCTTGATTTTATCAAGGAAAGGATTGATCGTGAAGTTAATATAATTAATGAGTCTATTGAAGTTAAAGAATTTGAATTCAAAGTTGATGTAAAAAATCTTAATGAAAATCTTGATCTAACAAACGATAGGATTACACAAACTAAGGATAAAATATATCAAGAAATTAAAGAATCTTCTATTAGGATATGGGAACTTCGTAATACATTTAAAGATGATGATAAAAAATTAAAGAAGTCTATCCTCAGCGAACAGAATAAACTTAAACAGTCTCTTGAGAAACAAATTGAGAAAATTGACGAGCAGAGTGTTAAGGCCGATGAGTCTATTCTGAAATTCTTCAATGAACTCAAAGAAACTGTTGATACACTTCCTGAAGTAAAGTATTATGATGAAGATATTTCATCTATTAAAGGAGACATATCCTCACTTAAAAGTGGTCTAAAAGAATTAAACGAACTATCATCTTTAATTAAGAAAGATCAAAAAATATTAAAGGAAAACTACCTTCTTAATGAACCTCCTAGCGAAAAAGAGACTGCGGGAAATCAAACTGACGCATTAACACCACTTGATCAAAAGTTTGCGACTCTTGATGACCTATCAAATCATTACAGACTTTTTATTAATAGGATTACCACTCAACTCTCAACAATGGGTGGTGGTGGAGCAGGTTTTATCAAAGATCTTGATGATGTTGATATCACTGGTTTACAAAATAACTATATTTTAAAATGGGATGACCCAAATAATAAATGGATAGTAGCGAGTGGTGGCAATGTTGGTGCTGGAGGAACTTGGGGTGTTGACTCAGTTGGTATTCACACTGTCAAGTCAGTTGGTATTAATACAACATCTGCTGTAACAGGTAAATCTCTTTACGTTGATGGTGATGTCCAATTTACCGGTAACCTGAGTGTTGGTGGCACGATCACCAAAGAAGACATTAAAAACTTAGATTCTATCGGCATCATTACCGCAAGAAGTGGAATTACTGTTACATCAAACGGATTAAACGTTTCTGGTATATCTACAATCAGCACGGGAGTTGGAACGGTTCATATTGGTGTTGGTCAAACAACACTACTTGTAGATGGAGATGCCAGAGTAACAGGTATCCTCACTGTTGGACGAGGATCAATTACACTTGACCCAACCAAAAAGTCACTTACTGGAATTGATGACATTCTTGTCGGTTCTGGTGTATCAATATCATTAGCACCTCTCCTTGGGAATAAGGGAAAGTTTGTTGTTGATCATTCTACAATAAACTTAAAAGGGTATGGTTCCGATCTTGATGGAGCATACAATAGACAGTCTACTTCATTTGTTCTGACAGGTGCTCCATCTTACTCTGGTAGTGCCACTTTCCTCAATATTGGCGGTTACTATTATTTCCTACATGAAAGTGATAACTCAAAAATTATCATCTATAATTTAGTTGATGGATATTGGTCAGCAATTTATAGTAATGGTTCTAATTTTTCCTCACCAAGTAATGGACAAAGTTTAGGTTCAATTATACAATCAAGGTTTATTAATCCAATTAGAGCATCCTTTGATGGAACTGGTAGAGCATATCCAGCTGCTGTTGCTGGCATTGAATATGAAACTACAATTGTTGGTCAAACATCTATACTCGGTATCTCAACTGCCACTAAGATGCATGTCGGTGTTGACACTGGATTTCATAGTGAGGAATTAGTTGTAACTGGTGATGCCAGAGTAACTGGTATTTTAACCATTGGAACTGGATCAATTACACTTGATCCAAATGCGAGAAAAATTACTGGTGTTGATGAAATAATTATTGGCACTGCTACCACAGTTAGAATACACCAAGACACTTCTGGAGAAGTTGTTTTTAGTGACAGAGATGGAAAACAAGCATCTGTTGGAATTGGTACGACAGTATCTATCAATACTACAGGCATAATTACTGCCTCAAGTTTTAGAGGTGATGGTAGTCAATTAACTAATATTATTTCTGGTGTTGGAATCCAATCGGGATCAGTTCGTGTTGGAACTGGATTTACTGACGTTAAATTTACTGGAGCAGGTGTAACAATTGTAGGGTCTGGAACGACTGTAACTGTTAATATTCCATTCTCAACAATCACTAGACAGACAGAAACATCTTCTGGTGTA